GTCTAGGAACTTCCCGACAAGGTTTTTAATGTTTGATTGGTTTTCTGCAACTTTATCACGATTTTGAATATTGTACTTATAGTTCTTTTCTCCAACCTTAATATCGAAACCTTCGAAATTGTCATTAAAAAGTTGTTTAGTACTTTCTTTAAATTGTGCATGCTGTTGCTCCGCTTGTTCTTGCTGCTCGTTATATCGGTTAAAAAAGTCCATAGCTTTTTGTTGATCTTGAGTAACGCCCGGTCTCAACTTGATCTCGTCGTAATACTTACTCTTGGTTTCTTCCAAATAGTTTTTGGCTTTTGCAACTTCTTCTTTAAACGCAATTTTCTTTTTGCGCATATCTTTTTCCTCATCAACATCTTCGTCATAAACAAAGTCTTCTAAGATGAGATCTATATCTTCGCCTTCTAAGTAAGGCTTTTCTTTTTTGTAATATTCTTTTAACAATGTAACATCATCCACTTTTGAATAGTCTGCATTTAGTCTAGCATAGTCCTCTATTGTCCCACCTGTATCTTCCATAAAAGAAACAAGCTTTTCAATATTTTCTGGTAATTCCTTACCAAGAATTTTTTTGTCTTGCTTAGCTTTTTCAACTTCAGCTTTTACTTCTTCTACGTTATCTACTTTGACTTCTTTGATTGGAGAAAACCCTTCAACATTCTCGTTGGGCTCTTGTACAGGTTCTCCCATCTTTGCGCTATCTCCGGATGGTTCTTCCACAGATACCTTCTCTGCTTCTCCGATTTGAATGGCATCTTCTTCTTGTTTAGGTATTATTACTTTTTTAACGTCTGGCTCTAATTCAACTAAGGGTTCTTTAATATTAACCTTAACTGGCTCTTCGCTTACGTTTGCTAATTTTTTAGGAGTTTTCTTTTTAATTTTAAACTCACCTTCCTGTTTAACAGGTTCATTTGTTTTTGTTTCTGACATAATATAATATAATTAAATAGTTGTTACTTTCTACATGAAAGCTTGCATGCCTTGATCAGGCTGATTTTCAAAGTCTATTGGTAAGCCGTCATTTTTTCTTTGACTTATTAATTCACTTTGTTGTGTAGCTTCCATTTTGCTACGTTTATCTTTACGATCTTCAATTGCTCCTTCTTTTTGCTGGATTGTTTGAACATCTAATTGTTTAAGTTGCATATCGTATTGGAATTTTGATTGCATTTTTTGCGCTTCTAATTGCGCTGCTATTTCCATACGTTGTATTTCCATTTGATTTTTTGATTGCTCAAATTGAACATTAGCTCCCATTATAGCTTCTTGCTTTTGTACTTCAGCCATTGCTGATTTTTCTGCAGTATCAGCTTGTGCTTGTCCTTGAGCTGCAATGTTGGCTTGCTGGTTAGCTTGATCTTGTTTAGCTTTTGCTTTACGCTTTATTTTAAGCATTTGATTTGCTAGCTTAAGATTTTTTATTTGTCTTAAGTCTATAGCATCTTCCAAATTCAAACTACCTTGTTGTAATGAAACTTGAATATTTGCTTCAAGCTGTGCTAGCTCTTCGTCATCTGGCTCTAGTTCTAAGAATATGCCAAAGTCATGCAGGTTTAAATTTATAACCTCGTCTAAAGTTTTTATATTAAACGTTGATATAGAATTTTGTAATGCACTTCTTGTGAGTGGAAATTCTAAAGCATCTGCTATTTTAAGAGCAATGTTTTCAGCTAGTTTAAGCGTTATATAAAGACTAGACTGATTAATATGCCTAGTAGCAACATTGGACGCATTAGCAGCCATCTTTTGCAGTCCTACGAGCGAATTTTTATCCATTGCCGTGCCGTCTCTTGCTTCGTTTAAGCCCGTTACATCACGTATCATTTGTAAATAATATTGATACGTTTGTATAAGTGCTGCAATTTTAGCTTGACCGCTTGAACTGTTAAGTTCTTGGATAGGTACTTTACCAGCATTCATATCACCGTCTTGTGTAAGTGATCTACCTACAATAGAACCTGTTTGGAAATACATATTAAGTGCTTCCGCAGGATTGTAGTTTGTGCCATTACCTAAATCAACTTCCGCAAGCCCGTCCATATCTAAGTATACACCGTCTGGTACCATACGAGATAAAACTTGCTGCAGCTTTAAATGAGTTAATTGAATCATATCAGCAAAACCAATACATTTGCTTACAATAGATTCAATTCTTCCTTTGTACATTCTAGGTGCACATATAGCATAATTCATTTCAACCTTAGTTGTATCTGCTACAGGCCTTGACATATTTTCTGCCAACTCCCATTTAAGCATATCATTATTGCCTAATACTTTTGCCCCTGTATATAATACTTCAATAGATCTTGATACTCTTTCAAAATTATCATTTTCAGGTGGGTTAAATGTATCTGGCTTTTCTAAAGCTTTCATTAACCCTTGTTCTGTTTGCTTTATTTTAAATACTTGATTATGATATGTTTTATATTCAAAGTATAAAACTTGTACAGTATTTTTATCGTAATTACCCCATCCTGTTACATATTGACTGTTGCCTGGCATTTTTTGAATTCTTTCAAGCTCCTCTTCTGATATGTTAGGAAATTCTTTTTTAAGTTCAGGTATTGTTATAGACTTTACTTCGCCTACGTAATATATGTCATCAAAGTTTGGATCTTCTGTATAAGAATAAATAGCATAAGCTGGATCTACGTAATCAACGGTTACACCTTCTGCAGTATTAAATCCTGTTTTAGCAATAGCAATTCCTAGAACAGTTAAATCCATATTCAATCTTTTTCTAGTAAGATCGTATTTGTTTTGAGCAAGCACAGATGATATAGCTTCTTCTTCTGCTATTTCAATTGATTGCTTATAACTTAATTGCATATGAAGTTCAAGCTCTTCTTTAGATTCTGGTATTGTATCAATATTAGGTGTTTGATATAAATTAATACCTAGTGTTTGTTCTAAGCTGTCTAAATATTCTTTAGCAACCATATCTTCATAAAGCATAGAAGCATAGTCTGTTCTTTTCTTTATTGACTGAGGATCTTGTGCATATGCTTTTATATCATAAGACTTTCCTGAAATGCCATTAACTACTATATCTACAAATTTAGACAATATAGGCACAGGTTTCCAGTCTAAGTTTAAATAAGATAAATCGCCATTAATTGACAGTTCATCTTTATACTTTTGTATTGATTGCTCTCCTCGAGCATATAATCTTAATTGGTGAAATTGATTCCAACTAGTTAAATATCTATTACCGTTAGTTCGACCTTGACCAAACCATTCGTATTCAATAGCCTGCCCAACTTGCGTACCATATTCCAAACTTGCTTTTTCTGCATCACTTACTACTTGACTAGGGAAAGCGCTGTTTGTGTTAGTATATATACTCATTTAACTTATTATTTTTGATATTGAACCTTTGTTGTCGTACTTTTTAATTCCTAAATCAACCGGTAACGGTCTTTCTCTTTTAGGACCTGGCGTGTATCTATGTTTGTTACATGCCATTAATGCTAAGCCTGAGCTTATAGACGCATCGTGTTTTGTTCTATTATTAATATTAAACTTTGCCCAATCCTCTAATGTTCTTTGAAAGTATACGTCGCCGTATCCTGTTTCTTTTAGCCCTACAAATTCATTTACATATGTTTCTATAGCGGCTGCGTGAGCTTGTTTTATATCTTCACTTGAGTTTGGTATACCACCTAGCTCTTTTTCTGTTACTGATAATTTATTATATTTTCTATCCGGTCTGTTAATTGAATAACCTCTGTAGCCTCTTCGTTTAAAATGATACAATAATCTTGGCTTGTTATTCTCTGCTAGTATAGGCATTCCGTAAAACACACATGCCATCAAAACATCTTCAAAAAATATTTCGGCTGTTTGTGGTCTAGCTATATATTCTAAAAAGAAATGATTAGGAGGCACATCCTCCATACTAAACTTTGTTAGCCCATGAAGAGCACCTTTCGATCCCCTACCATCCACGGTTCCCGATATATCATATGGGTCACAACCAAATGCTCCGCAATGCTCATTACCAGGATAATTAGTACCATTTTTTATATATCTTTTATTTTGTAAATTTGCCGGCGGAACCCAGGTCACTAAAAATCTACCATCATTATTTGGTATAAATATTACTTTAGTATCTCTTTCTGCATTTTCCCACTGAAAACTTCCTCTTGTTACGTTAATCGAATTTTTAAGATCTTCATTAAAGTCTATTTGTTGGTATATCTTAGTTAGATTAAATAAAGATTGTTTTGATTCATCTCTAAATGCGTGCTTAGTTGTACGTGGAAATTGTCTGTAAAATTCGTTTAAACTATCTTGATCTGATTTTAAACCTTCTACTTCATTTTCCCAATACTCTATTACGCCTTGTGTTATTTTTGTCCCGTGTGGATCTTCAACTGCTTTTTTTGGTGTGTTGAATACAGGTAAGCCATAAGAATCAATGTATCCTTCGTAGTTCCATTCCATAGGTATGAACAAAGAATAGAGTCCTGAGCGAGTCTGTCCATTGGCGTTTCTTTGTGTAACATCTGAATCATTGTAAAGCTTTTTAAAATTATCGCCGCCTTTATCTAATGAGTTTGACGTTGACCCCATCATACATTTGCCTATTACTCTACTACCTAATCTAAGGGTGGTTTTCGTAACACGCCAGTTGTTGAGGATGTTGTTGGGTTTTTCCCATTTCCCGGATTCATCGTGGACGAGGAGTTTGAGTTTCTCCCCATCATAGGCGTTGTCGCCGGTGTTCTTCCAGTCGATTGTGGTGTCCAAGCCGGTAATCTCCTGGGTTTTTTCATTGGCTTCAAGTTTTCTACGGGTGAACTTGGAGGCAGGGACTCTGTACGCGAGTTCGGTCTTTGGCCTGTCCATACCGTCCTGGATCGGTTTGAAAAAGAAGGGATAGTTGACGGAAATAGGTACGACCTTATCTGTGAACATCTTTTTAGCATCGGCACCAGATTTGGACAATATGCCGAACCGTGAATCCGTTGATATTGTAGCAAGGTTGACCGATTCAGCTGAGGACATAAATGAAAATCCGCTTCGACGGTTTTTAAGATAACACATTCCATATGACCTGGTATCTGATTTGCATGCTTCCCAAAATATGTAGAATAATCTATTCGATTCCCTAAAGTCTGGCTGCCCGACGTCAATCTTACTCCACTGCAAGTACATATAATAAGTGCCAGTAATGTAAGTGGGAATGCCTTTGCTAATAAACCAAAAACCTTCTTCACGCCTTGTAAATTCTTTATCAATATAGTCATACCATTTTTCTTTGAAATCTAACGGGTAATCTTCCCAGTCAAATACTGATTTAATTTTTTTTAACTCTTTTGGGTATTCAGAATAAGTCCATTTATCATTTTCAAATTCAACTACATCAACTTTTTTAGGTAAAGCTATTTTTAAGTTTTGTATTTCGTATATTTCTCCTATCTCACCTGTTTTACTTATAACAACAATATCATGATCTGCGTTATAGCCATATTCCCATTTTTTATACCTGTTCATTCTTTTTAGAACCTTAGGCTTAATATGGTCTTTTAATACTCTATATAAAGTTTGCTCGTACATTACTTGGATCTACCTTCTGCAAAACCTCTAAAAGACTTTTCTTCTTTTACTTCTTTAGGTTTTTCATTTAACAAGTCTTCTTCTGTTTCAATTCTGTTAAGTATTTCAAAAGCGTCAAATATAGCTAGCTTTTTTGTAGCCGCCGCGTTTTTAAGTCTATCTGCAGATATATCATCATCAGAATCTACAATAGCTTCTTTTGCTACCTTAATTAATTCCTCAACTGCTATGTGCCCAGCTTGGATTATATTCTTCTTCGTCTCCTTTGTATTCATACTTAATTACAATATCATTTGATTTCATACAATAAAGTCTTTCTTTTTCAACTAAAAACTCCCACTCACCCTTAGGTGTATATCCAACTAGGTCTCCTGGGGTTATTTCTAAGTCATTTAAAGAGCTATTGCCATATCTAAGTATACCAACAAGACTACGTTCTTTATCAGTCGTTAGAGACTGATTACTTTTTATAGGTTTTATAAAACATCTATCACCTACGGTATTCCAACCTTCTTTATTTTTATATAAATATATTTGATCTATAGCACAAAAATATAAGTCATCTTGAAAAAAAGATCTACTCTTTTTCTTTTCGCCTCTCATATCATAAAACACTCTAAAAACGTTTTGATGTACAACTACTATGTCTCCAATTTTTATGTTTAAATTAAACGCTAAAGGTGTTTTAATTACTTTAGCTAATCTATTTACAAATTTAAAATCTTCTATTTTAGTATTAAGAACTAATTCTTTACCATCTACTTCAACTGTATTGCTGTACTTATCTCCTAGAGGTTCAACAATGAAATCATATAGACTATTCATTAGTATTCTAAATCATACTCAACAGATATAGCCATGTTAGAATTAAACTTCTTCCATGGCAATACCTCGTTGTTTTTTTTGATGTGTATATTATAAGAGTTGTCTGAGTCTTTAAAAAGTATATGTGATATTTCATGACCACCATATACTTGCTGACCTACAGAATAATGCATAGCATCGTTCTTATAGTCTGACCCAATACTAATCTTTCTAATATTATTTTGCATCTTCTTCTACTATATCCTCATACGTACCGTCTTGTAGATTTATATTAATCTGACCATACTCTTCTTCTAACTCTTTCTTAGTAGCTTCAATTTCTTTGCTTAACTTGCTAACGTCTTGTAATACATTTTCTTTTTGTACTTCAAGAACACCAACAGTTCTTAGCATTTCGTTTAATTTACCTTGTTGCTCTTGCAATAATTTTAACTGTTCTTCAGTAATCATTGCCTTAGCTGTTTCTTCTGCTTTTTTCATTTAATTTAATTTAATTGTTTATATATATTCTTATTTATATAGTCACCTATATATTAGTTATTTACCCTAATGATGATTCTCTTCCTGCTACTAATAAAGTTGCGCTAGTGTTTGTGCTTAAAACGTAATCAACATACACTGGCATTGTGTCACCAGGTTGTAATCCAGAAAACTCAACACCTTGAGAAACTAAAGGTAATAAGCTTTTTACATCAGCAATAGTTAATTTTGCGTTTCCATTTCCACCGCTTATTGTTACTACGTCTCCAACCTTATATCCACTACCTGCTGCGTTTACTACAGCTGCAGTTATAACGTTATTTGTATCAGTTGTGTTAACTGTTAAACCAGTTCCTGATCCTCCAGTTGTTGCAACACCGTTAGCTCCTGTGTATCCAGTTCCACCAACTGTAATAGCTTGAAAATCTACAACCGTGTTCTGTGGACCTAATGTACCAGCTACTATTACATTGACATCACCTGCGCCACCAACATATACTAAGGATCCAGCTAGAAAAGTTCCTAGCGTACCTGTTTGATTCATAAACTCCCACGCTGGTAAAGAATTTATTGTATCACTTTTTGTTATACTTATTGCTCTACTAAAATATCCCATTTTTTTTATTTATTACTTATTGATTTATATTTTTCAAAACCACGTGAGCCAAAATAGGCCACATACACGGTTGTTAATAGTTGTTTTAATAATTCTATCCACTCTTGTTCTACAGTAAAGGATATTTCATGATGACTATCAACCCATATAAAAGCTATAGCCATAAATGATAAAAATATAAGCGCCATAGGACGCGTATTTTTACTAAGCCAAGAATCTGATGTCATATCTGATTCCCAACGTTTTGTTATTTGGTCTTCTGCTTCTGCAGAGGCTTTTTCAACTATGACTTGAATTTCTTTTTTAATTTTAAGTTTTTCCTCGTCTGTAGTTGTTAGTTTATCAATAACATCACCAACGTCTTTGATGACATTACCACTTAACCATTCCCAAATTTTTTTCATGTGTTTGATCTTTTGTAAGCTTCTGCTTCCCACGGAAGGTCCTTAGCACCTTCTTCCATATCAGATCTGGAATATTTCTTTCCTTTCCAATAAACGTTTTCGTCGTCGTAATCTAAATCACCACGTTTCATTTGCTCTATATGTATTTTTTCATGAGCAACAACGTCGTCTATTTGATTTGGGTCTAAATCTTTATTTATAATTATAGTACCATTATTATTAGCTTTACCTAAAACACCTTCTTCCATATCTACATTGTATACAGGAGTATTATCTACTACATAAGGTGGATTGTTTAATTTAAAAGCCATATTATTTTTTATAAGGAAATACTTTGTTTAAAGCATCCCTACGACCTGAGCAGCCGCAGGGAATGTTTAAACCTTTTGATACATTATCAACTAATTTTTTGATACCAGAAGCTTTTGTAAACTTCTCTATGTCGTCACCTAAACCTCTAGATCTCATAAGTTAGTTTATATATCGTTAACAGAGCTGAATACAGCGCCTGACCAATACATTTGATCGTCAGTAGCTCTTACTCCACCACCGTCTAATCCTAGTTGAGCAGAAGCAGCAATACCACCTGGGTTAGCTGTCATAGCTCTAACAATAGACTGAGAAGGCATGTTAGCATCTACAGTAATCGCAGTTGGGTTAACAGCAGCGCTTATAGAAGTAGATACAGTTAAAGTAAGTATTCTTCCTCCGATTGTTGCGTTAGCAATTGCATCGTCAGATAATCCTACAAAGCTTTTTAATGTAACGACTACAGAGTAAGCTCCTCCTCCTGATACTGCATCAGATACGTTTTCAATGTCATCAACGCCTATTAAAACGTCTCTTCCACCCCAATTACCACCAGCTCCAGGAGCAGTAGCATTGTTGATTTTAAATTTAATAAATTTTGCCATTTTGTTTTTGTTTTTGTTTTTGTTATTGTTTTTGTTTGACTTGGGTTTTACAGTTCCCTACTGTTATTTATGAGCAGGTCCACAATGTTTGATAGGTGATAATCTTGATGTTGAGCAGCAATGCTTAGACATAAACGATCCACCTCTTGCTCCACTAGCGTCTTTAGCTACTGGGTTATCACTCATTAGGTTGCTTTTTTCTTGTTTGATTGATTCCATAATTAGTTATTTATAAGTTTTTATTTTATTTATGTCCTGCCATATGACGATTGTACATATCTTTTGAAGGCATTTTAGCTAAATCAGCGTGCGATGTCCATTTATTATCCCCTGTTTTCATAGCGTTTTTAACTGGTGATAAACTATTTATTGGTTCTTTATCATCTGCTTTTCTATACGTACCACCAGCTATATGCTCGTGAGGGTCATCAAATGTATCATGCTTAGCAGGTGATCCATGCTTTTTTTCATCATATTTTAAGTCTCCAGCTAGTTTAGATATGTGCTTTTCATCAGCAGTCATTTTTTCATCGCTATGCCCGTGTTTATTGTCATATTTTATATCTTGTTTAAGATAATCCATATGAGCCTCATCGTCTCTTTTTGTAGCTCCCATGTTACTGTTTGTAACCTTTGACCACTTAGCATTGCCGCTATATTGTCCGTAGTATCCTTTGTGTGCCATTATTCTTTTGTTTGTTCCCCGTATATATTATTAAAATCTTGTTGAGTCATAGTACCAGCTTTTACTAAAGCAGCGTCTGCGGCTCTAGTTTCTTTAGCTTTTTTTCCTTTAGTATTAGCTAAATACTCTTTTGTGCCGGCTTCTATTTTGTTAAATAAGTTTTGATAATGATGTGCTTTACTAGCTCTTGCACCAATACCTCCACCTGCATAACCTCCTG